CTGCCCCACCACCGCCAGCTTGATAGCCTCCTCCTCCTCCACCTCCACCTGCTACAACAAGATATTCAACATATTGAGGAGCAGTGGCTTTACTTACGCCTGACCATGCACCTTGTACAAGCCCAAGCAATTGATCTCTAAGTTTGAAGATGCCCGTAGCCATTTATGATCCTTAGAATGTAATCGTGCCAGAAGCGTAGAAGACATAGACGTTATATCCTCCTGCTTGGTAATAAGTAGGTGAACCTGTTGTGCTTGTTGCTTGGGATAGATAAGAAGGGTATCTGATAACTACGATGCCTGAACCTCCTGCACCACCTGTAGTGTTGCTTGGATTAACAGAATTACTTGATTTAGAACCACTTCCACCACCACCTGTATTAGCAAGCCCCGTGTTTCCATTCGCATAAGATGTTGGCCCTGACGCACCACCTGCTAAATTTGAATAAGGAACATTACCTCCAGAGCCACCTCCAGAGTATTGGATAGGTGTTCCTGTAATAGAAGAAACAACGCCAGTTCCTCCTATGGAAGATGTTGTTCCAGTTGAATTTGAACCTACACTACCTGCACCTCCTCCTCCTCCACCTGCATCTGCTGTGGTATTAGTAAATACATTACCATATCCACCTGAATTACCTTGACCAGATGTTCCAGACCCACCAGATTGAGTTAGTGCCGAACCTTGTGATCCACCCCCTCCTGATCCACCACTAGCACCCGCAGATGGATAATTCCATCCACCCCCCCCACCACCACCAGTTGCAGTAATTGATCCAAAAACTGAATTGGCACCATTTCCACCAACAGTTGTTGAACTACCAGAACCTCCAGCACCAACAGTTATAGTAATACTTGAGCCAAGAGTAATTGAATAACCTGTAGCTTGAAGCAAACCTCCTGCTCCACCTCCACCTCCACAAGTACCGTTATAAACTCCACCTCCACCTGCACCACCTCCTGCTACAACGAGATACTCTACCGTTGTTACAGGATAGTTCAGCCCATTGTATTGGCTAGAGATAACACCACCGATATGAGTCAAACTCATGGTCAGTCCTTAAGTAATCGTTTCTAATGTAGCAACGTACTTTAATGCACTAGCAGTTCCAGAAGTAACACTGATTGATTGGTATTCAGTTATATAAACTGATGTTGTCTTGTCCATCACTATCAATGAAGCATTTGGAGGTACGCTGACTTGATATGCAATGTTATATGCGTTTCCACCACCTGCTGTAGCATCATGGACGGTCACCGTACAATTAGCCGCACTCGACGTTATGTTTGACACCACAATGCTTGTCACCCTATTGACTGAGCCAGATGCAGGAGTCAGACCAGTCAAACTTGTTGATCCAGACGTAGCAGGAGGCACACCTGCATATGTCCATGCAACCAAGTTAGCAGTACCTGCTGTTGGGAATTGATATGCAGTCGAGCCATAAATGCTCGTTACATTAACTATATTAGGATTTGCCATTTAAAACTCCTTAGAATCCGAAGATCATAGCCATCGCTATGGCTTTACCAGTTGAAATACCTGCAGTACCAAAACTCAACGTACCACTACCATTTGTCACAATTGCTTGCCCACTTGTTCCATCTGTTGTTGGATAATTCAAACCTGCAGGATTGGTCATCATTGTCTTCACAACATTACTGCTGTTTTTAAAAAACAATTTACCATCAGCAATATTGATTGCTAATTCACCATTAACCAAATTGGTATTAGTTGGTACATTAGTAGTTGTACTTGAGTAGTACAACGATATGGGGGTATAGCCTGATTGTGCCATTAGAATGTTCCTCCTGAGATGCCACTAGTGATTGTACTGTTTGTAGCGTTAAATGTTAATCCTGTACTCGTATTTATAGCTTGATTTCCAGTAGCAGATGATGCAAACGTAATGTAGTTTGTGGCACCTGATCCTGCTGACAAAGAAACAGTCGATGCTGACGTTGAAATTGTTGTCCAAGTAGGTGGGGCACTTGCTCCTCCACTAGTCAATACTTGCCCTGAAGACCCAAAGCCTGTAGTTCCAGAGAGAGCAGGAGTTGTTCCTAGATTGGTTGTTAGTCCAATAGCACCTGAGTTGTTAATAACGTGGGCAGAAACACCTGAGGCATAGGTTAAGTATGTTTTATTGGCAGTTCCAGAACCAATGGTAACGTCTCCATCATGACTAGAGAAATATACGCCATTGTTAAGACCAAAGAAGTCTGTAGGTGTAGAAGTACTAAATGCAGACGAGTTCATTCCAAACTCACCATAGTAAGTGCTATCTGTACCTAGATTATTGGATAAAACGTAGTTTGTAGAGGCACCTGCAGTAGAACTTGTGTTCTGCATTACAACTTGCAAATAACTTCCTGAAATAGAAGCACCTGCTGAAATTGGGCTATTAGAAGCATTAAAAGTTAAAACAGGAGTTGTACTCGTAGATCCACTTGTAGAAATATAAGTAAATGCTCCTGTAGAAGCAGTAGTGGCTCCAACAGTACCATTGATGTTGATGGAGGCTGTGCCAGTCAAGTTTGTGACCGTTCCAGAGCTTGGAGTACCTAAGGCACCACCATTGACTACAAAAGCCCCTGAAGAGCCTGTATTGACACCTAGAGCAGTAGCTACGCCAGTACCAAAATTAGTAATACCTGTACCACCATTTGAGACAGCCAATGTACCTGCTACTGTCACAGCACCAGTTGTGGTTGTTGATGGCGTTAATCCAGTAGAACCAAAGGTAATTGAACTAACGCCACTTCCAGAACCTGAGAATTGCACAAATGTAATAGCAGTGGTACCCATGGTTCCACCTGCATTTGAGCTACAAACCCATCCAGTATCTGCAAGAGTACTTCCAGTCTCTACAAAAACAAATGAACTAGGGACTTCTGCCCATACATCCATGTCTGTAGCACGAGTCAATACCCATGCAACTGAGGCAGAACCTACTGTAGTGACTGTATAAATACCATTTTGAGCAGAAGTAGTCTGATTCTTAATCAGAACCCTATCTCCTACTGAATTGGTAATTCCATCAGCAGAAAAAGCCACCAAAGTACTTGAATTGGTCAATGTAGCACCAACTCCTAGAGTTCCATTGCTATATGTTGCTGTAAAGTTAACAGTTGAACCATTAACTACAGATGCTTTGGGGTCAAGTCCTTGTGCAATGTTGTCTACATACTGCTTGGTGGCTAACTCTAAAGCTGAAACTGGATCTTGAGTGACAGTTACAGTGGTCAAACCACCTAAAGTAAGGCTTGTTGCACCTAAAGCTATGCTTGTTGTTCCAATAGTAACTGTACTATTAGTCAAGCTTGCATTAGGAATTGCAGTGTTAATGGCACTAGAAGGAATACTAATTGTTGTGGTGGTTGCTGAAGTCAATTGACCTTGAGCATTAACCGTAAATACTGCTACAGCAGATGCACTGCCATAAGTATTTGCACTAACACCTGTAACATCAATTGAAATGGTACCTGAAGAGGTGATAGGGCCTCCTGTAAGCCCTGTACCTGTAGCTATTGAGGTAACGCCTGTACCTGTAGTAATAGCTCCCCAAACGCCATTTGCATATCCCTCAAAGGTACCTGTTGTGGTGTTGTACCTCAAAGTACCATTAGAACCTGATCTTTGAGCAGTTGTTCCTGCAGGAATTGTCAATCCTGAATTACCTGTCAACACAGGATTAGAAGCTATAGCAATTGTTGGAGCACCACCAGAAGCATTACCATTGGTCACAGTAATAGAATTAGCTGTACCTGTAATTGTTGTTTGACTTACTGTAGTTCCATTAACAGTAACAAGTCCTGTGCCAGAAAGAGAAGCAAAGTTAGCCATTACACCAGAAAGGCTGATGCTAGGGTTACCACTAACACCATCTCCATTGGCAACAGACAATCCTGATCCAGATACAGCAATTGATCTAGGTGTTAATGTATTAACGTCTGTCTTGACTTGTATACCTGTTGAAGAAGTAACTAGAGATAAATTAGCACCAGTTAGATTAATAGCAAAGGTAGAGCCTGCACCACCATCTACAGTGGTCATTCCTGCACCAGTAGTGATGTACCTAGATGAACCCAAAGCACTTGTGGCCTGAGTCATCAAGAAGGGATATGTAGACAGATTAGAGGTAGCTTGAATGGCTCCTGTGGTTGTCTGTACAGTTACGCCATTCTGAACGACTGGGACTGCTTCTGTGCCTGTTAGAGCACTTGCTGTTGGTAATTGCGTTATCTGGATGTTAGCCATGTCATTGTCCTGCTGATGGACTTAAAGTGTCCAAGTTACCATTTTGTTGTGGAGTCTGAGTATTTTGTTCTGGAGACAAGTCCCACTGGGTAGTCCCTGTGGTCTCGATTGCATCTGGAACAACTGCGATACTATCATCTGGGCGTGGAAAACGTATGTTTATTTTCTCTGTAGGACGTGGAGCCAACCTATAGGGATCCAACTGATCTGCACAGCCTTGGTCACACACTCGGAGTCCGGGGAAGTTCGGATCATTCCTCATCACCGAATGAGCACGCTTCATCTTGCACCTATCGCAAATTGCAATAGATAATGTTGCGTTGCCAAGAGTGTTAAGGAATATTGACATTTTATAATACTTTATTATGCAGAATATACAGAAATATTCGGTGCAAAGTACTCTGGAGACTTGTCACGTTCTTCTTGTTCACAATCATAAAGAAACTTATCAGCCATTTTCTCTAAGTAAGTAATACGATCAGTCTGAATAGTAGGCAGTTCTAAGCTCATTCTGTGAGCTAACATAAAGATTACCGCCTCATACCATCTCTGAGGTATAGCTAACTGACCAGAGAGAGATCCAACGTCTTGAATATAGGCTGAATACCATACAGTCATCTGTACAAAATAGGTATTTGGCACAGGCCATAAAGCTAGAGTAGGTTGATTGATCGTTCTTTCAAAATAAAACTGGAAAGGCTGATTAGCAGTAAAGTTTTTGTTGGGCAGATTGGTGTAATCGTCCCTATTTAGCCTAGACATCGTAATCTCACGACTGTTGTTGCCAAAGTAAAGCTCACGAAGGGCTAGAGTGGTGCCTCCAGTGGCTTGCATACGGTAGTAAGCTACGTTGGCCCCGGGGTCTATGTCTTGCCACACCCACTGCAGATCAGTCACAGCGACATTAGTACCAGTGTATAGCGTAGTCCATGTCGATCCATCGCTTGAACTCTGTAGCGTGTAGCTCCAAGTTGCACTACCACCACCAGAAACATAAGGCATGAAACCAATAGAGCCAATATACTGTGGGTCATTGGTTCCATAAACTACCGTGAAGTTACCATTTGCTGATGATTGTTGGGCATATGTGTTTACATTACCATCATAGATGTTTGCAACTGAGCCACCTGCACTAGAAGTGTAGTTTCCATTGGGTCTAGCCATTGTTCTATACAGAACATTTAAAGCATCATTTGCCCCTGCAGGCAAGGTGTACATATATTGATTGGCATTCAAACCAATAACAAGCTTTTGGATAGCAAAGTACTGAATTCCTCTGTTCATCATGTTGGACAGAAGGAAGTACAGGTTCTCTCGTGCGGCTATCTGTTGCTCGGAAGTAATCTCCTCAGCCAACTTTCCACACCTACGCACAGCGTGATCAATAACTGTCTGTACGCTGACAACTGTTTGACCTGTTGTACCTGAAAATGCCATGATATTCCTTTACCAACCTGAGCAGTTCCAACGCTTTAAAGATGCCTTCGCTCTTGGTGCATCCCCTTTAGCGTGTTCAACTACTCCAGACATTCTTGCACAAAACGAATCTTTTCTAGCACCACCCTGAGGCTGTGGAGCCTTTAAATGGCTTCCAGTCTCTCTGTTGTACTTAGCCCTACCCTTGGCAGTCAAACCTGCTCCTTTGCTTACAGGGAGCTTTTCGCCACGTCCTATTGCTAATGAGGGATTCTTTGCCATTACCAACAAGGGCAGGCTTTCCCACCCTCCTTATGTTTTGCAGTTTTAGCTGATTGTTTGAAGGCTTGTGAAGTAGGAGCACCCTTAGAGCCTACCTTACGCATATGCTCACCAGAACCTTCAGCAATACGTTCTTGCTTTGCATGGATGTTGGCATAAAGTCCACCTTTGGCAAACTTCTTACCTTCATCAGCCTTAGCAAACTCTTTACCTACCTTTTGTGGTACGCCACCATATCCACCCTTGGTGTGGGCAGATATTTCCATCAGTTTATGTTGAGCAAGTGATTTGCTTGGCATGATTAAGCCAATCCAGAACTATTTTGATTTAGCCATACAGTAATGGTTGCACCAGAACTTACTGAGTTAATAAGCAAAATAATACCAGTAGCACTCACTGAAGCATTTGCAGAAGTGTTTGCTGATTTAGAGTCCAATGCAGTAATCTTTGTAGAAACAGTGGTTGCCTCATGTTCGTAAACATTGGCAAAAGTTTCATACACTGAGTAGTTGATTGTTCCTGTTACAGCAACCGTCATCCCTGCCGCGGCCACAGAGTTGGTCAACGCAATTGTTTGAGCAATCGCTGTAACTGCAATACCAACTGCAAGCGTCAACGCACCCATGGTGGCTGATGGCTGAATAGTTGATACAGTCTTAAAGAATTTTGTACCTGTAACTGTTGACGCACTAGCAGGCCCTGCAATAGTTTCGCTTATGCTATGACCGTCAGCGTCTGTGCCAACAATTGTAAAATTGATACCTGCCAAAGAAGCTTGACTAGGTGATGTGAGAGTCACATAGTGTGCCAATCCATCTGTAGTGGATGTTGTAGTTGGTGCCTTTGCTACACCAGTACTAGTAAAACCCTGTGCATTAAAAGCCGTCGTCGAGGCCACAGCAGGTGTGTATGGGCCTAATGTCATTGGTCTCATTCTAATCCTCCAAAATATTGAAAGTGGGAGCCTAAGC